CACAGAATATTCTGGTACTGAATAGTGATTATAGTCCTATCAATATCTGTGATGGTCGTCGGGCAATTGTTCTACTTCTTAAAGAAAAGGCACATATGATTACCGAAAAAGTCATTCGGTTGTTAAATTATATTCGTCTTCCTTATAAGAAGTTGATGGAAAATCGTCCCACCAGAAGTCTAATTATGAAAAGAGACGGATACAAATGTTTATACTGCGGAGCAACCGAAAATCTTACAATAGACCACATTCATCCTGCGTCTCGTGGCGGAAATAATGAATGGACTAATCTTGCGACTTGTTGCGGTTCTTGTAATGTAAAGAAAGGAAACCGAACGCCGGGAGAAGCGGAAATGCCCTTGACGAAGCAGGTAAAGAGACCTTATAATAAACTTCACCTGACTATCAATACTTCTAATGTCTTGGACTGGAAAGAGTATGTTTATTCCTGAACTTGTGATGCTTTGCGGAATACCCTGTTCCGGGAAATCTACTTATGTGAATAAACTCCAGGCATATGAATACTGGAAGGATGCCGTTGTTCTTTCTACCGATGATTACATCGAACAACAGGCAAAGCGTCTTGGAATGACTTATAATGAAGTATTCCAAGATTGTATTGATGAGGCAACTCGTCAATTGGAGATGTCTTTTGTTAGGGCAAAGGAAGAGGGTAAAAGAATTATTTACGACCAAACAAATCTGTCAATCAAGACACGAAAGAAAAAACTTACCAAGGTTCCTTCCATTTATAAGAGAACCGTAGTTTGGTTTCAGGTTGATTTAGAAGAAGCACTAGAAAGAAATAAAACAAGAGAAGGTAAGTTTATTCCCGAAAGTATTCTAAAAAGAATGTATCATCAATTTGAGGTTCCAACACTTGAGGAAGGATTTGATTTTGTGAGTTGTGGAAATGACGAAACCTAATTGTATAGTTGTGGATTTGGATGGGTCATTATGTGATGTTTCTCGTCGTCGTCAGTATGTCGCAACCAAACCTCGCAATTGGAATGCCTGGAATGCTGGAATTATAAACGACCGACCAATTCCACAGGTTCTTGAGGTTCTTAACGCACTCAAAGATAGATTTCCAATCTTCTTTGTAAGTGGAAGAAGTGATGACTATCGTGATGTGACCCTGAAATGGTTTGAGAAGTATGGTATTATGGAACACGATTATAATGGTCTTTTGATGCGAAAGTATAAGGACCATCGTGATGATGCGATTGTAAAGGGAGAACTTGCGGATGAGATTGAGAAGGATTATAATATCTTTGCTGTTTTTGATGATAGGAAAAGGGTAATTGATATGTGGATAAATCGTGGTGTATTTGTGTTTGATGTTTCACAAGGTAAAGGAGATTTTTGATTATCTAAATAACAATACCTGTTTGGTTAGCACTTATCAGGTAGAAAGGGTGTCTTCTGGCACCTTTTCTCGTATAAATAGTATTGCTAACCAAAACAGAGTAGAACTATGACTTCACAAAGTCCAAGAATTTACACATATAAAATTACCTTTGAGGAAGTTTTGTATTATTACTATGGAGTTCATAAGGAGAAAAAGTTTGGTGAGTATTATATGGGTTCTCCATATACTCATAAGTGGGTTTGGGATTTTTATACTCCAAAGAAACAAATATTAGAAATCTTTCCTTTTACTGATGAGGGTTGGTTAGAAGCACAAAAAGTTGAGAAAAGATTGATTAGACCAGTTTTTAATGCAGATAATTGGTGCTTGAATAAAAATGTTGGTGGTTTAATTTCTTTGGAAATATATAGTAAAGTGGGTAAAAGAAATTATGAAAATAATATAGGTATTGCTAAATTATCAAAAGAAGAACTGAGTGAAAATGGAAAAATGGGTGGAAAAAAAGCACAAGAACTTGGAGTTGGAATTCATGGTATCTCAAAAGAAAAAGTGATTAAGAATGCAAAAAATGGAGGTCAAAAAGCATATGAACTTGGAGTTGGAATTCATGGAATCTCAAAAGAAGAAAAAATTGAAATTGGAAAGATGTTTGGAGGAATAAGTGGAAAACTTACTTATGAACTTGGTATAGGTGTTCATGCAAGGACAAAAGAACAAATGAGTGAAGATGGTAAGAAAGGTGGAAAAATATCTGGATATCAAAAATGGAAATGTACTGAAACTGGATTTATAACTAATGCCGGAAATCTAACAAAATACCAAAAAGCACGGGGAATAGATACTAATAATAGGGTAAGAATTCAGTAGACACTTTCTAAACTGGAACATTAAGGCACCTTGAGTTCCCTTTTTGATGTATAATAGTTTCATACGCAAAGGACCCTAAAATGAGAGTAAAAATTTGCTCGGATTTGCACCTTGAGTGTTGTGAAAATAATCACGGAGTTCCTGACCTTGGGGAAGGAGAAATTTTGATTTTGGGTGGAGACATTCTATGTGCCCGGCACTTTAAGAAGGACGGACCTCTTAAGAAAGTTTATGATGACTTCCTACAGAAGTGTGTAAAGAACTTTGATGAGGTTCTTTATCTAAATGGAAATCACGAAGCATATGGTTACAACTACGAAGGGACTTTTGATGTCCTCGCAGAACACCTACCAAAAGAAATCCATTACCTTGAGAACGATTATGTAAAAATCAAGGACTGGGTATTTCTTGGAGCAACATTATGGACTGATTTTCGTAATGAGAATGCTCTGGAGATGATGGAAGCGGCGCAGTGTATGAATGATTATAAGGTCATTCGTATTGGTTCTAACTATCGTAAGATGAACCCGGATGATACTCTTAAGTTTCATAAGAAGTCCAAACTATTTCTTCAGCAAAAGTTGGAGGAGTTTAAGGATACTAAAACTTGGGTTCTTACACATCACGCACCATCTTATCAATCGGTTCATCCAAAATACCGAACTGCTGGTATTGCGAATGGGGCATATGTCAATAATTTTGATGATTTGATTTTGGATCATCCTCAAATCAAATGCTGGAGTCACGGTCATACACATTCATCTTTTGATTACCTCATAGGTGATTGTAGAGTTATATGTAATCCGCGAGGTTATTATAATGGATATAATAACGCAGATCTAAATATCGACTTTGACCCAAATCTCACTATTGAAATATAACACATAAATAAGAATGTCTGTTGAACCCGCAATCTCTACGGACAGATTGGGTGCTTTCGGGCACCTTTTCTATTATAAACTCTTATAAATAATAATGCGGGTTTGATAGAATAGAAATGGTAAATCCTAATAAGTTTTACACTTACGCATATTTGCGGGAAGATAAAACTCCTTATTATATCGGCAAAGGTAAGGGGAGAAGATTATATAGAAAAACCAAAAATGAAATAAAACCACCAAAAGATAAGTCAAGAATAATATTTCTCAAACAAAACTTAACTGAAGAGGAAGCATTTAAGCACGAAATATATATGATTGCTGTCTTTGGTAGAAAAGATTTGGGAACTGGTATTTTGAGAAATAAAACTGACGGTGGAGAAGGTTCTTCTGGATTGCGAATGAGTGAAGATACAAAGAAAAAAATGAGTAAAATTCATAAAGGTAAAAAACTTTCTGATGAAACTAAACGAAAAGTTGGTGAGGCAAATAAAGGTAAAACAATTTCAGAAGAGACCAAGGCAAAAATGAGTGAGGCAAATAAAGGTAAAACTCATTCCGAAGAAACCAGAAGGAAAATAAGTGAAGTACATAAAGGTAAAATTGTTTCAGAAGAAACCAGAAGGAAAATAAGTGAAGCACTTAAAGGAGAAAATAATCATAATTATGGTAAAACTCATTCAGAAGAAACCAGAAGGAAAATTGGTGAGGCAAATAAAGGTAGAACTACTTCAGAAGAAACCAAAAGAAAACAAAGTAAGGCAAATAAAGGTAAAATTGTTTCAGAAGAAACCAAAAGGAAAATGGGACAATGGCAGATAGGTAGAACTCTTTCAGAAGAAACCAGAAGTAAAATAAGTGAGGGGAATAAAGGTAAAACTTGTTCAGATGAAACTAAAAGAAAAAGAAGTGAGAATATGAAAGGTAAAAAATGGTGGAATGATGGTCTCGGAAATTGTAAATTTGTGATAGAATGTCCTGGTGATGATTGGAAACCTGGAAGGAAATAAAGACACTTAAGAAACTGGCACAAGGGGTCTTTACAGGACCCCGTTTTTGCCTTATAATGTATTCATACAATAAAATCCAATGACCCGCAAAGTTACTGTAAAACCTAAATCAAGCAAATCTAAAAATCGCCTTGCCAATAGTATGGAAAATAATCCGGTCTGTATTGTAGAACAGGATAAAGGAGATGGTATGTTGTTTCTTGCCAGTCAAAATCAAAAATACTTCTTCTGGGTGAATATAAGTGAAGATTGTCACTGGGAATGTGACTGGCAGGTTGTATGAACTACTTATGTTTGGTTGATGGTCTGGTAGAATACGCCAGTACTGACCTTGCTTCTTTCGCACACTACCAGTTAGTGTATGCGGAGGAGCACCGGGATGCTGACGTTCAGTATCTTGCCGTTACTGATGAAGCATATGATGAAATGTTTCCTTATGAGGAGGATGAAGAATGAAAGCTAAAACTCTTGTCATTTTAGAAATGGCAATTAACGCAGGTGTAAAACGTGGTTGGAACAGGGCACATAAACATATTGAGAACCCAAATGAGGGAACCATTTGTGACAATATTGAAGAGTGTGTAATGTCCGAAATCTACGAATACTTCTCTTTTAACGATGAAACTATTTGATTTTTATACAGATTATGATTATGGGAGGGACGCCTACGCAACCATAGGTCAGTTTAAGAACTTTAATATTCTTGATGTAGAAATACATACAAGTGAATATTTCTCTTGGAACCCTCGTATGAGATTGACTTTTGAGTTGTTTGCTGGTACACTATTCACTATAAGGTTCAGTATCTGGTCGTTCTCATTTAGTATGGACTTTATTTCCTATGAATACCCCTATAATCTTTCGCATACCAGAGAACCATGAGAAACTTTTTTGTATCCTTATGGTATGATTATAAATCGTGGAGATATGAGCGTAGATGCCTCAAATACTTTGGATGTAAACCAGAGACGATTTATATCTCAAAAGAGGCATATGATGAAATCCAAAAAAGACTTGCCGAACCACCAGACCCTAAATCAATCGAAAAACTCAAACAACTTTTAGAAAGGAGAGCACCTTGGGATGAATAGACCAGTAATTTTTGGTACTACTGTTGTTGTATTATCACTTCTTCTAGTATTTTATATGATGAGACCAAATAAACCGGCAGAAGTATTAGAACCCAAAACTAACTTTGAGGTGATAGACACTTATAATGGATGTGCGGTCGTGAGATATGCGGCACCATCTCAAGCAACATATAAGTATTTCTTGGATTGTCCGAATGATTGAGGAACATTTCTTAAATTGGATAGACAGTAATGTATCACCCTATACATTCTTGAGTGAATATTTTTATGGTGATGTGGAAACAGAAGATCCGCAACAAAGAAAAGACTTGATGTATAAGTGGTTACTCGCTGCTTATGAGGAAGGATATAAATGCGGAAAGGATATAAATGAAATTGCTAAAGAACTTGATGGTGTGGTAGAACATTATTCGTGCTCTGACAATTATACCAGTCATAAGAAAATTATAATCAAATACGATGTTAAATCTAAAGGACAAAATAATTGAGGCACGATTGTATTCTCCTCATAAGTGCGAATTTATTTGTGAAAGAGAGGACGGAACTCATTATGTGTATAGACGATTAGAAGATGAAGAGTATTATGAACTACAACCAAATCCAACAGGAGAAACTAAATGGTTATGGGGGGAAAAAATAAATGATTGATGTCAAACAAATCGCAGAAAAAGAATTTCAAATCACTTGGGATCCAAACGACCCCATCGAAAATATGTTGAGTACTTGGACCGAGGAGGATTTTATTCGGGCAATCCGTGAAGGTTGCGAGCAGAAACTCCAAAGTCGTGCTATAATACCAGAACAATCCTGAAGGAAAATGCCAAAGAAAAAACTTGATGTGGTTCCGGAGTTTAAGTATGAGGGGTTTCCCGTCATCGTCGTTCATAGGGAAGGCAAAGAACTTGCCGATATTAAAACCTGTTATTTTGACTCTTTAATGAACGCTCAAAAATACATAACCAGAAGTAATTTCACCAAAAAAGATTACCAACTATACCAAAAATGACCGAAAGAGCACAGGCATTTATGAGTGCCATCTGGGAACACCGCAATAATGGTGCCGATACAGAAGAAAAGTTAGTTGCCGCCATTCTTTTTACTGCCGCAGAGAATATAAGGTCTTATACGGCACAAAATGATTTGATTGTTTTGGATAAAAATGACCTTCTATCCCTTGCCGAAGAACTAAATGCTTAACTTTCGTGGCATTATGGGTTATTATGATCTAAAGTATCCGGCACTTGACCCCACAACACCATTCTTTGAGTTTTTATCCTATTGTGAGTGTTGTAGGAGTTTGGATATTAAACCATCGGTTCAGCGTTTTATGAGATACAATCTTTATTTGAAAGAAATTGGAGTGATTAAATGATGGGATGGTTACACAACTGGGGATATGCCGAACAAGTCCCAATTGATAATGTTTATGATCGCCTTGCGGCATTAGAACAGAAATATTATGGTGCTCTTGAGGACATTAAAAGATTAGAAGAAGAAAATATTGAAACCTCGAATGTACTTTATGAACTAATGGAAAATATCCGTGCTGTCGATGCCCGCATAGATATTGTTGCTGAACATTGTGGAGTTAATCAAGATGTATGAGGATCTTTCAATTTTTGAACGGGCACTGGCTCGTTTTGGAGATAAAGTCGGTCTCATTGCCGGACTTGAAATCGCAGATAAGATCTCGCCAGAAGACGCTTATCAACAAATCAAGGAACTTTACAGAGAACTTAAGAGCCTCCGTAAACAAGAAAAATCAGATTGGGACACTCCAAACTAGAGTGTGTGCCAATTGTGGTGAAGAAAAACCACTCGATAAAGACCACTATCAGGTAGTTAAGGGTTTTAAGAGTGGATTCTCATATTATTGTAATGTTTGTAATGCTCCCAAGAAAAGAGACTGATGAATGACTCACTAAAAATTATACAAAATAAAGACGGTTCCTATATGGCAGAATGGGATAAAGAGGACCCTGATTGGAAATGGATGAACTCCTTGACTTCTGCAGAAATCCAGATTATAATACGACAAGCAATTCAAGAGAGTAAAAATCAAAATGACACTTAATTATGCTCGTGTGTGGAAAACGCTGAATGAACTAGAATCTGTATCATCAAAAATCTGTAGTGCCCGTGCGATTCTGGATAGTGCGATTGTCTCACTAGAATCCGGAAATCGTGAGAAAACAGAAACTCTTATGTACGCTGTGGATGAGTATCTACAATATTACCTTGAGGAGTTCGACCGAAAGTTTAAGGACGCTTGGGATGAAACTGTAACCAAACTCAAACAAGAAGAGGTGGATGATTATATGCGTCCTTGGGGACATAGTGATATGGAAGCACTTTCACAATATACAGATGAAGAAATGAATGCGATGTGTGATAATGCTGAATTAGATGAGAAGCATTCAAATCATTATTATGACTATTCTCGTAATGACTATATTCGCCCAAATCCATTTGATAAGGTAGTTCGTTGGCAACTTCCAGTAGAAGAAGATACTGTGAATGGTGAATACTTCATCACATTTCCCGATGATCTACTGGAAGCGGCAAATCTTTCTCCGGGAGATGAGGTAGAATGGGTAGAACAAGAAGTAGGTAGTTTTCTTCTGCGAAAAGTTGAAAAGACCTTATTAAATCACGATAATGAGTAAAAGACAAATCCAAACCTGTGGGTCCTGCCACCCCGAAGATGGTTATAGTTTCTCTATTGCCTTTGGTAATGGTCCCGCTATGACACTTGATGGTCTTACAAAAGAAGACATTTATGAGATTGCGTCTTGTGCTCTTTGTATGCTTCCAGAGGAGGATTACGACACTTTACTTAAACTAAATTAACATTATTACCTGGAGATTAAAATGCTTTCACCCAAAGTTAAAGAAGAACTACTTGAGGCACAGAGTCATCTTCGTGCTGCTCTCAAAAATGCCTCTGTGAACGAAAAAAGTTTTGTATGTAAGCACATCGCTGAGATTATTCACGCACTTGATACTTTAGAGCACACGGAAAATCTATTGGATAAACTGGAAAATCGTAAGTTTGGAGACAGCGGAATGTTCGGGAATATGTTTGGATGAGTTATGTAAAGTTTTATAACAACACTCTTAAGAGATTGTTAGGAAACCAACACATCTACATAGATAATAGTATAATAGTTTCTGAAAAATGAAGGAATTATGAACCTTACACAACCAAGAATTAAAACTCTCACCGAAGAGGAGTGGAAGGAACTTTCCGCTCTTAAAAACGCAATTAATGATTCACCAGCATCAGTTCATTATACTCATATGGAACGATTTAGTGAACTACTTGTAAGGTCTCTTCAGGAAAGAGGTGGTTGATAAATATATGATATTAAAAATATTCCAATGAATGATATTCAACAACATATCGATAAAGATAGAAAACTTATAGAAGACCCAACCATCTCCCCACAGATGCGTCGTCATACGGAAGAAGAACTTCAAGCACTAGAAAAATACCAACAGAGACATCCGGAAGATTCTTATGACCCAACGCCATTAGAACTTTATTGCGACTCACATCCTGATGCTCTGGAATGTAGAGTTTATGATGATTGATTAGAAGAGGGTTCATAACCCTCTTTTTTATTCCTTATACTAACATATATAACTCAATCAATTTGATTAAATATTATCCCAAAATAAAACTGAGCCAATAGACGATTTTTCTGCTATAATAAAAAAGTAATTGAGGGTCTTCCAATGTTTTCGAATGAACTATCAGAACTTCTTGACGAAATCCGAGAGATTGAAATCTATGGTAATAATCCCCAAAACTGGATGGGTTACTTGGCATCTGATGACTATTATGTGACAGAAGAAGAACTGGCACACAGGGCACTCTCGACCCCTCTGGATGCCCTATAATATGTTAGTAATTGAATGAGTTTTTATTATGGGTGCCGGTTCACAAAAAGATCATTATATTCAGGATGCTGCTGAACTGGATTTTGTATATCGTATACAAAAACTTCTTGCTTCTGACAATCTTTCTGTAACTGATAGTGCCCAAATAAGAAAGAAAGAATTTAAAGATCGCCTTAGTGACAAGAATATTATTTCTGCCTATAACTCTAGTGACTATAAACTATGTTTAGATATAAATCTACTCAAAGTTTATAATTGCTTGATATCTTATCGCCCAGGAATAAAATTTGATGTTTTCTGGATTGCCAAAGATGGTAGAAATGAAAGTAAAAAGGGTGATCTTGTTGTTGTCTATCAGGATGGCAAGATAGTTTCATTTTCACTCAAAGTTTATGCTAAGGATAATGGTATTCCTAATATTCAAGTTCGTAGCGGTACTTTTAACTCGACTTTCCTATCGATTATTCTGAAAGATTATACTCTTCCAAAAGTGGGGATGTATAGAAATCCCATTCCAAAAAATGAATGGAAGTCATTTTGCAAATGTCCTTATAAGGATAAGTTTAGTGGTGGCAAATCTCTAAAGATTAGAGATGCTGTTCTTCGGTATCTTGGAATGGAAGATGCCATTGAGGTTCTTCATCAACTTGACCAAATTAAAGACGATTCGATCAATCGATTTAAAAACGATCCTACCACTAGGAATATTTTTAATGAAGGTGTAACGGATGCCTGGGAGAATCAATGTCATGTCGCCGGTCATTCTGCTTCATCTTTGATCGTTAATTATCTTAAGAATAAAGGAATTGATCTAAAATCGTTTATGCTCAATCAAGTTGGATTTTCTGGTGATGAGGAACTTATTGTACTTTCTAAAAAAGAATCTTTAATTAGCACCAGTAATCCAACTTATCAAAAGGTTGTTTCTCGTTGTCTATCTCAAAACTCTAATTTGGATTATAACGTAAGAGGACAAGGTATTGAGTTTGTTTTTAGGGATGATGATGGAGACATTATTGAGATAAACATGCCATTTACTCTGAATAAAAATGGTGCTTGGTGGTCAAGGTGCGCCCAATTTGATGGTAAGAGACCATACCCAGGAAAGGGGAAAGATGCAGGAACTCTACTAGAATATGGGGAATGGAGACCACAAAAATCTCAGGAAATGGCAACCAGCACAAACACATACGTTCAGTTAAAGAAGGCAGGAGTGTGTTGATTTGTTATGTGAATTGAAACCCACTTGAAACTTTCATATATAACTGGTATACTTGAAGCACACTTGAACAAAACTATAATGAACATCACAAAACTTGGAACACTTGGAGCAATCGACCTTAATTTATTTCCATCCCCACCTGCAGCAACTCTTAATGCTGGATATAGGTGGATTGATGGTGGAAAAGTAATTTTAATACCAACAGAAAAATATATACCCGATTATGAGTGTGATCCAAACACTCTAAAAGATGATGAAACAAATTATAATTCTTTAGAAAGTAATATTTTATCAGAGGGATTTGATTATTCCTTTGAACCTGCTTATGTAACGTATGACGAAAAAACAGATACTTATTCTGGAAAATCCGGTAGAACTCGACAAAAAATTTTTGCAAATCACAAAATTCCATATTATCCAGTGCGTTTACTGGAAGCAGTTCCTAATTATGATGTAAAAACATCTGACTTCTGTGTATCTTTTATTGCTGATATTAGTCACAGACCCCACAGAGAATTAACTTGGTCACAAATAGCACAAAAATTGACACATCAAAAAAATAAAGGGATTGCTTGGTATCATGGACAAACTAAAAATTTACTTACAAAAGAATATGTTTTTGGATATGATGAATATAAGCATTTTTATTATAATGTGGGAAAAGTAAACCAAAAATTTGTTGCTGAACGTATGTGCAATCAAATATGGAACAAAATTGAAGAAGGATTTAATTCAACAAAAAGTATTAACATTTTAAGTAAAGAAAAAATTGAAAATATAATTAATGAAAATGTTTTGGGTGATGGTAGTGATGGATATATGATAGTACCACTTATTATGGATAATGCCAGCGCAAATGCTCCAAGTAAACTATTTGCACTGTGTAAAGATCCTAGTAAAAAAGTTAGACAGATCTTATATTCATCAAAAGCAAAAACTCCAGATGATATTCTTAATCTAAGAAATTCTTGGAGAGATTCACTTATTACACAGGCAAATAATATTATTTCTTTTGCATTATCTGGCGTTGTTGCACCCGAAATGATAGAAAGTGTCAAGGAAGATAAATTAAAGAAACTTTTTGCAAATTTTGAACTCTACGGGTATAATCATATTGAAGATGAGGAAGATTTTGTAAAGATTGATATGTTTGCCAAATACTTTTAATGAAATTTGATGTAGTAGCAACTAATCCACCATTTCAGGATTATACAAATAAAAAGAAAACACAACATAAATTATGGATTGATTTTACTCGTTGTGCATTTGACAAGTGGTTAAAACCTGAAGGAATACTTCTTCAGGTTTCTCCTAGTAGTTTCTTATCTCCATCAAGTAAGATTCTTAAGTTGATGCAAGAAAAGGATGTAAAGTATTTGAGATTAGATACCAAGAAGTATTTTTCCAAAGTTGGAAGTACATTTGCGGATTATCTCATTTATAATCAACCAAGTGAAAGAATCACGGAAATTATTACTGATAAAGGTACGTTTGGGCAAACAATTGATTCTACAATCTTTTATTTGCCAAATGATATAAGTCTAGAATCTTTAGAAATTCATAGAAAGATTATTTTTAACACTACCAAAAAATTAAATGTCAAATATGATTATGTAACTTGTCATAATGTATTGATTCATCGTAATGATACTATTAGTAAGATAGAAACAGAAGATCATATTTACCCAATTTTTCATACTAATGTTAAGGTTTGGTATTCTAAAATTCGCCAAGACTGGGGTAATAGAAAAAAAGTAATGTGGTCTCGTAGTGGATATACCAAACCATTTTATGACAATGGTGTTTATGGTGGTACGGATATGATATACTATGTACTGGTTGATGATGATATTAGTGGGAAGAATCTTGAAAACAATCTCAATACTAAATTAATCAAATATCTATTCAAGACTGCCAAGTGGTCGGGATTTGGTAACGAAAAAGTATTCTGTGCCCTACCAGATCTCCCTACTGATTGTGCAATGTCAGATTTACAAATGTATGAGTTGTTTAATTTAACTAAAGAGGAGCAATCTTATGTCGAAAATTATATGGGATAAGATTAAAGATTTTATGAATGATCACTCATATATGGGAGAGATTGATCGTGATGAATATCGTATCAAAGAAACAGCAGAAATCTTTACTCCTACTAATTTGGTAATTGATATGCTACAGAAAACTGATCTTGATTGCTTTTTACCAGGTAAAACAGTTCTTGATCCTGCTTGCGGAGATGGACAGTTTCTTGTTGCGATTAAATATGTCAAAGTTTTAATACACAGAATGACCGAATTTGACGCACTAAAAGATATTTACGGAGTTGATATTATGCGTGATAATGTTGATTTATGTAAGAAAAGATTAGGAGGAGGTACAATTTTAGTTGGGGATTCATTAAATCCTGATAAAAAAATTGACTATCAGACTGATTATGAACATTTTATGATGAAAAAAATTTTCTCGAATCAAAATACGGTGTATAATTATATGACTAATGTGACAGAAGAAGAACTGGCACACAAGGCACTCCCGACCCCTCTGGATGCCCTATAATAGGTTCATACAACGGAACACCGATGACGACCACCTTCGCTGACTATGCCGCTTCTGCCCCTGCCAGAGAGCAAATCGCGGACAACATCCTGAAGCACACTCTTTCTCTGTGTGAGGCACTGCGGCAGAACTTTATTGACTACTCCATTCGCAGTCATCGGGGTAATCTGGAAAGGCATCCCGATGAAAGTGCCGAATATCATGAGAAATGTATTGCCGACCTGAAGGATGGCAAATCCAACTATGACTTTGTGATTGAGAGTGGTCGCAAGTATCATAAGATTGTGATGGTGATTGATAATGGTCCAGATCGTTCTCCTTCCCGTTCTTGTCATGCCTTCATAAATAAGAAGTCTGGTGGAGTTTTTAAGTCAAGTTCATGGAAGGCGCCCGCAGCGGGAGAAAGGTATAACCTTCTTCTAATTAAAGACCGGGAGTGGGCTCTATCAAATGCTGACTGGTCTGGATCATGGTTGTACAAACGCTAAACCGATGAAACAACTTCTTCTACTTCTTCCTCTCACACTCTTCTCTGTTCCGGTACAGGCACAACAGGTTAACTCTTTCGGTGTCTGTACTCAATATCAGGAGGTATATCAACCCGGAGGATATGACAGATACGGAAACTACTATTCGGGTGGTGTAAGCGTTCAGTCTTTTAATGTTCCCTGTAATCAAATCAATAGTGGTGCCTACTATAATCGTGGATACAACGGTTATAATGGGTATAATGGGTACAATAATGGAGGATATTATGGTCGCCGCAGCAATCCAAATTGTAATCCCACTCGTACTCTATTAGGAGCGGTAATTGGTGGAGCAATCGGTCGCTCGATGACTAGTACCAATAACAATCGTAATAATCGTGGATGGGCAACCGCACTTGGTGCCGGTCTTGGGGGTATTTCTTTCGCCTGTTAATTATGAAAATGAGTAATTTTGATCGTCTTGTCTTTGTCTCCTCATTTTGTATTTTTATGAACTGGGGAGTTCGTATTTGTAATGCCACTCTAAACTCCTTATTCTAAATAGTAATACCTAATTTGGTGGTTCTTTTTAGGTTGGGATAAAGCACCTTTGGGTGCTTTTCCTGTATAAATAATAATAACCACCAAATTAGAATAGAAATGAACTATCTAAAGCATTATTGTAATCTTATCAGGAAAGCAGAGAATAGAACTCCACCTGAAGGATATACAGAAAAGCATCATACTTTTCCTAAAAGTATTTTTGGAAACAATAATAGAATTGTAATCTTGAGCGGAAGAGAACATTATATTGCTCACTCTTTATTAGAAAAAGTTTGTATTCAAAGATATGGATTAAAACACGGGAAAACACAAAAAATGATTACCGCATTCTGGTGTATGAATAATCAAAACACCAAGAATGAATATTTTAATTCTTATCTTTATGAGGGTGCTAGAGCGAGAAAAAGTTTATTGATGTCTGGTGAAAATAATTATATGTATGGGCGAACCCACAAAGATATATCCAAAGAAAAAATACGCACAGCACATACAGGCAAAAAACTTTCAAAAAATACTAAAAATAAATTAAGTATAATAGCAAAAAACCGCAAACAACATCCTATGCTTGGAAAAAAACAATCACCAGAAACCAGAGCAAAAATAAGTGAAAAAAATAAAGGTAGAAAAATTTCAAATGAATTAAAAGAATATTTTAGTGTAAAATATACAGGAGAAAATAATCCTTACTATGGGAGAAAACATTCACCAGAAGTTATAGAAAAAATGAACGGCGAAAATCATCACAAATCTATGTGGTGGAAAATTACACTTACTGATGGGAGTGTGATTGAAAAATGTGGATTAACAACGTGGGCAAAAGAAAATAAGTATAACTGTAGTGCTATTCGCAGATTAGCAGATAAAAAGATTAAAAGATATAAAAACGTTGTGTCAGTTGAAAAACTGGCACAACACAAGTAATCTTTCGCCAAAATCAGTTATAATACAATTATCCAATAAACTACATTATGATTATTGCCGCAGGATTATTTCTTGAAACCACAGGTTATGGATACTCAAAGCGTCTATGTAAGGATGTAGTATGCTGGTTTGTATCCAAGTATTTTCCACGACATAAATTGGAAATCGAGGTTCTTCATCGTGGATTAAACCGCGAAGGAGCATTAGGATATTGTGATGTTGCGGATAAAACCTATAGACCTCGCAGTTTTTTGATTGAGATGAATACTCATATGAATAGGGAAACCTATATTACAGTTTTACTCCACGAGTTGATACATCTTCAGCAGTGGGTAAAAGGAGAACTCAAATTCAAATCATCCAAAAGATACTTTAATGGTGAGTGTATGGAGGATTATGAGTATATGGATCAAAAACACGAAATAGAAGCACACTCTCAAGAAAAAGTTCTGTATGGCGAATACATCGCAGAAAAATATCCAAAAACAATCAAATACTTTCCCAATCGCCTTCTAAACACACTATGATGCCTACTGACCTTTGGTATTCTTATTACCGTATCATTCAGGAAGATTCTCCGGAAATTCTGGATGAGTTTATTGAAAACACCGCCGCGAAAATGGAATTGACGGTTGATTACTTTGTTGAGGAGTTTCTTTAAAATGATTAACTTTATCGCCGGAACCGTCTTTGGTATTATCGCCGCTACAGTTGGATTTGGACCAATCGCTGATGTTCTAAATGGAGGAATGGTAAATCTACAGAAGACCACAATTGAAATGGCAAAACCACAACTACCGCCACCTGCCAAATGAACTCATCAATTCGACTAATTCTCGCATTAGAACAAGTTCATAATCTAATGTCATTACTTGAGGGAAATGAGTGTGAGCAATTTCTCCATTTTCATTTGGTTTTACTTCAGTATGAACTACAAAGGCAGTTGACAAATCAGCAATTTCAGTCTAAACTTAATGAGTAATTCACAACACACGATGAAGTATCTGTATCTGGTAGATTTTTGGGTTCCTTTTCCCGCAAGTGAGTACTCTGGACTTATCGCAGTTATTGGTAAGGATGATAACGAAGTTCACGATATTCTACTGAACTGGAGGGATGAATATCTCAATAATTATGATAGTTTGATTATGAAAGAAGTAGTCAATTCCCGAAAGTTTGCTCTTGTCGAAGATGAAACCTCACGAGTAGTAGAAGCATTCACGACCTGATGAAAAATCTTGACATTCCATTCGACCATATTGCCCCAGAGCAGTATTTTTATTCTTTTGAGGAATATAAGTCGGGAGTAATTCGCATTTGGTTAAATTGTACTCGCAAGTTTGATTATAATAACGGAAAACCGACAAGAAGTGTCTGGGGATTTTACTCTTCTAAAAAACGTAAGTATTTTTCCCCAGTAAACAGCATCACAATCGGCAAAGAGGTTCGGTATGAGGACACACGAAATTATACTGCTATGCCAATTCACCAAACAATACTGGAGAAATGTTTTGTGTGAGTAAAGATTAAATCATTTTGATTGAATATTTTGGAGTATATTAAAGATGTTCGTGCTTAATCAGTCTGTGGTTTATCGGGAAATGGAGGGATATATCGTCTATATTGGCGATAATTATGTAATTATGGAACCTCCTGCTCCCGAAGGAAGAATTTCACCAAGAATGATAATTCTATCAGGAGATTACTCAAAAGTCCAAACAGAAAAGTGAATCTAAACCACAAAAATCTAAATAGTTTTGACCCGCTATAGTAGATGTTCCAATGTATCTGGAAGGCATTATAGTATGCGTAAATTACAGCGATTTTCTAGCACACACTCTGCCACATAACAAAACTCACTTTGATAATCTAATTGTTATAACCGATACAAAAGACGAAAAAACTAAAGAACTTTGTGAGTATTATCACGTTAGATGTATTCAAACTGACATTTTTTATGAGAACGGAGACAGTTTTAATAAAGGCGCTGCCATCAACTATGGATTGTCTCAATTAGAAAATAAGGGATGGGTAATGCACTTGGATGCCGACATCTATCTTCCTCCACTTACAAGAAACATACTTGAAAACATTCCATTAGAACCTCATAAAATCTATGGTGCCGATAGATTGATGTGCCCTTCTTATGAGAAGTGGGTTGAGTTCCTAAATGACCCTCAAAAAATACAGGAAGGATGGATTTATATTCATCTAACCACCTTTCCAATTGGAGTTAGAATTGCCGAGTATAATAACAAGAATGCTGGTTATGAACCGATTGGATACTTTCAACTTTGGAATCCAAAAGGTTCTAATGTTTTTAACTATCCAACTCAACACGATTATTGTGATAGAACCGATGTTCTCCAGTGTAAAAAGTTTGCCCGTAAGGATAGAGAACTTCTGCCCGAAATCGTGGTAATTCATTTGGAGAGTGAAGGTCTTTCTGTGGATTCTATGGGTAAAAATTGGAAAGGAAGAAAAACAAAACTATTTCAATCAGACTCAAATCGTAAAGACAATATGAAGTTGGAAATTGAAGAGTTGAAACAAAGAACTGAAGAAATTGTTGATAGGTATAATCTTTCTTATCTTTTTGTTGGTGCCTCATCCAAGAAATTATCACTTTATAGAAAAATCTGGAATAAATTGATGCGTATTGCTTTTAGAACCAAAAGGTCTGCATACAGGTGTCGCTAAGGACACCTGAACAACTGGCACACGGGGTCTTCCCAGAGACCCTTTTTTATTGTATAATACTTTCATACACACAGAAACATTATGAGTAAAACCTACACCATTACCGTTACTGAAGACCAGGCAAAGTGTATTCAAGACGCCACAGAATTGCTCTCTCGTATTATGGGAGGGCAGTGGAACGAAATAGGGGATTGGTTGCCTCTTCGTAAGGATATGGACTATGAAGAGTATCATCGGGATATGGATATTATTGGAGCAATTCTATCTAAACATATGAAAGATGGTATTGATGGTCGTAGTGCTTCCTTTGGTGTTGGATGTCCTCATCTTCATCGGTATCACGATATTGCCTGGGATTTGTGTAAAGTGATTAAATATCATACTTCCTGGCAATATGCGATGGAACAAGGTTGGGTAGAAGACTTTAATTCTCCAAGAGATTGGGCGAATATGCTTGGATGTGCGTATGATGAACCTATGAAGTTTGGTGTAGAACCACTTGCTAAAATGGAGAAAGTAAAAGAAGTAGAGGAGAAGTATCTATGAAAATTTCTATAAAAGAATTCTTTGAGATGGTTACGAAAACTATTGCGGAACCTAATACTACAATCACCGACCAACATAAAAGAAAAGCAATTCGTGTGTTTCTTTATCTTGATGAATTTATGATGGAGAATGTTCCTGAGTATTGTGGTGATACTGCGCTAGGCGAGATTGACTTTGGATACTACGCTGCGGGGGTTTTGGATGAATTGGAGGGAAAATGACTGAACCACTACATAAAATCATAACACATTATGTACATCACTGGACTGCCGATGACATCTGTAATGATATTACGAGATGGTTACGACGTAATTATGACCCAAGGAACAATCCTCTAATTGATAAAATCTGTGAGGACATCTGGAAATCCTGTGAGGATGCGGACAAATCATCGTAAAAATTCAACACAAACCATAGAATTTCTCATATGATGTGGGACACTCTCTAAACTGTCACAAGGCACTTGATTTTGGTGTCCTGATGCCCTATAATACACTCATACACAAAGGAACTCCTATGACCTTTATCATTCTCTGGTTTATTTTAAGTATTCCTCTCGCAGTTTTTATTGGTAGTTTTATCTCTGCTGGTTCTAAAAATGACTGAATAAATAGTATCGTCTATAGGTACGGCAATTCTCTACGGACAGATTAGGTGCTTTCGGGCACCTTTTCTATTATAAACTCTTATAAATAGTATTGCCGTACATATAGAATAGAAATGGTAAACCCTAACAGGTTTTATACTTACGCATATTTGAGGGAAGACAGAACACCTTATTATATTGGCAAGGGTCAGGGTAGCAGAGTATATTCTAAACACAGAACAACCAATTCACCCAAAGATAAGTCAAGAATAATATTTCTCAAACAAAATCTAACTGAACAAGAAGCATTTAAGCACGAAATCTATATGATTGCTGTGTTTGGAAGAAAAGATTTAGGAACTGGCATTCTTCATAATAGAACTGATGGTGGAGAAGGAAAGTCTGGTGTAATAAGAAGTGAAGAATCTAAAAGAAAACAAGGTGAAAGAATGAAAGGAAACACCTTTAATTTGGGTAAATCACATTCAAAAAAAACTAAAAGAAAAATAAGTGAATCTCATAAAGGTGAAAAAAATTATCTTTCTAAACTATGGAAAATAACTAAAAATACCGGTGAGGAAATTTTAGTATGGGGATTGTATGGGTGGGGAAAAGAAAATAACTACCATCAAAATGGTTTGTATAGTGTATATACTGGAAAATATAAAAAGCATAAAGATGTTATAAAGGTTGAAGTTGTAGAATGAGGACACTTCTAAAACTGGCACAAAGGTGCTTGATTTTAGGATTTCTTTCTGGTATAATTGCTTTATAAGCAACCCAAAAATGACTTATGACAACTGAAATCACTATTCGTGACTTAACTGCCGAAGGGTCTTTGGCGTATTACACAATCAAAGTGGATGACTGGATTTATGACGGATACGCAAGCACACTTGAGGGTGCCTTTGAGATGATTACTCACAATCTCAAGTATGACTATCGTGAGTATGAAGGAGAATGATGGAGAAAATTAAATTCACCTATATTAACCGAACCATTTGCCCTTTTACTGGGAAACATTTTTTGGACGCAATTACAGATGATGGGGAGCATTATGTCGCAGAAATGAAATCAGGAATTGAGAAATGGTTAGTATTCACTTCTCCGTGGAAAAAATCCGGACAAGTGCCTTATAAGAACACTTGAGAAAAATGACCGAAATTCGTTTATGTAAGGACTGTAAGCATTACAAAAGAGATTGGTTTGCCCATATTACTGGTTCTGGAGACAGATTTGACTCGTGCTTACATCCACTTGTAACTGAAAATGTTGTGACTGGGAAATCTAATGGTTATTATTGTGATACTACGAGAAAGTATCTTGAATGTGGTTATGAAGGAAAACTATGGGAGGCAAAATGAAAAAACAAGACCTTCAAGAACTTCTCACGCCAGAGTTTCTTTCCACACTTCATACTGCTGTGGAATGTTGTAATTGGGATGTTGATATGATAGAAAGTATGGAGTTTTGTGATTGGTGCTATAATATGGCAGGACAACCAGAACCAGTGTATAATCTGGGTGTTGCTATGGAGGCAAAATGAATATTCATTTTGCTTTTAGACTATTAAATTCATTCTCTACGACATTTTCCTCAGTTTATGAGAAATCTGGAAAAACTTGGATTCCTCATAAGTTCTGGGAGTTCAATGTATATAAAACTAGTTGTCTTATTGGATTTACTTTTGACTTCAATATGAGACAAGACCACGCAGGTTCTGGTTTTGAGTTTGAATTTTTTGGTTGGAGTATTGAGTATAGATTTTATGATTGTCGTCATTGGGATTATAAAAATGGTTGCTGGGAGGCAAAATGACTGAAATGAAACAAGAACAACAGAATAATGAAGATTTAGTATATACAACCAATATTAACTTATGGTGGAAAACTATAAAATCTTATACTGAAAAATTGATGGAAGATGAAACTAAAGATGAAATCTTAAAATGTGCTACACAACTTCAAGATTACATAGATTTATTTGTTATAAAACCAATTTTTATGTATGAAGGAAGTATAATTGAAGTAAAAAGTAGAAAAACCTTTGATGATGACTTTAATGAAGTGATTGACCATATAAAAGAACTTAAACAAAATAATAAAAAGATTTTTCTTTATATGCTTTATAAAGTTAAGGAGGAATCGGGTCTTTTTCATTATGTTATTCGTTATGGTGATATTGAGATGGAGGCACGGAAATGACTAACAAACTAACTTTTTGTTTTGATGAAGAAATGATTGAAACCGCACTCATAGCAAATGGTTGGGAAAATGGATGGAATACTGAGAGGTGGTCTCATAAGAGTCATAATGCAGATTATGTGTCTTATTCAAAAAAAGAGGCATTTGCTAAACTGCTGTATAAATGTAATTTAGTTCCAGAAAATGTAGAAGGGTGTTGGAATAATGACTGAAAGGGCAAAAAAAATTTATCGTGCTTGGGAAGATAAGTGGGTGGACAGTACACATCACGAAGAATTTTCTCTTGCTGCTGCTATTCGTGAGATTGTGAATGAGTTTCAGTATTACCAGTGTTGTGAAGAAGAAGGTGTAGAAGATATGGTAGTTGATGCTCGGGTGCTTTATGACCTTGCTAATGAATTGGAGGCACTTCCTAATGATTAACATTGACAGTTTTGGTGGTAAGATTGGAAACATTAGGTGGCAAAATACTTGGAATGAACTATGGGGATACACTGGATTTTGGGACAAGAACCCAGAAGAAAAAGGACATTTTACTCTTTGGGGTATTCGACCTAAACTCTATGATAAACTTGATACATTCGTGAGGAAAAATGAACAATCTTAATGATGGTAGGATATTCTTTTCTGGTTTTGTTCTTGGTGCATTTAGCTTTATGACCTTGCTAATGAATTGGAGAAACTGGAATGACTGACCTTTCCAGAAAGACTGAACCAAAATTGGAAAGTATTAAAGAAATCGCAGATTATTTGGAGGCATTATGACTAACGAACAACTACTCAATTCACTACAAGGAACTATGGCAACGATTGACCCGTATTCAATTAAAAAAGAAGCAATTGATGAGTATCGTATAGATACTGTTGAGGAACGACTTACTCGTATTGAAGATAAAGTTGATTTACTCATTACTCAACTCAAAATAGAATTTTATAAGAAAAATGATGGGACATCCAGATGATATTATACTCACAAATCCCTCAAAGATGTTTGAGTATGAAAAATTAGCAAGAAATATTGATAATTGTGAGAATGTAGAAGAACTACAGATTTCACTCAAAGGTATGCTAAAGTTGTATATGAAACAACAAGAAGTAACGGCAAAAGTATTAAAAATGAAAATGTGATTAAATTAACATCAGCATCTCTTCGTATTATTGGTAGTATTCTCTTATTGGTTGGATACTTCATTCTTCTTTATGTGGATGTAAAGTTGGGATGTTATTTTCGTTTGATTGGTGGATTGGCAATGGTTCCGTTTTGTGTTAAAATTAAAACTTGGGATATTGTAGGATTACAGACATTCTTCGCAACAATAGATATATCAAAGATTATTCAATTGAGTTATGAAAATTGATATTACAATAGAAGATTATGGTATAATTATAAATGCTCTACACTATTATAAGAAAGTAGAGAAGAAAGGAAACTTTCAGCAGTATGATGACGAAAGAATTAATTCATTAAGAGACAAATTATCACATCAAATCATGCTTTCTTGCTTGTTATAGGGTGGAGTTGTGCTAAACAGATAAATACTGGTGCTCTAATGTGTTCGCATCCATAAGAGTGGGAAGGGTGTCTTTGGGCACCTTTTCTTGTATAAATAGTATTGCGAACACAATTTAGAAGCAGAACTATGGTAAATCCTAATAGGTTTTATACTTACGCATATTTGCGTGAAGATAAGACACCTTATTATGTGGGGAAAGGTCAAGATAATAGAGCATATAAAAAGCATCAAAAAGGAATAAGTGTCCCAAAAGATAAATCAAGAATTATATTACTCAAACAAAACCTAACTGAAGAAGAGGCATTTAGACACGAAATCTATATGATTGCTGTTTTTGGTAGGAAAGATTTGAGAACTGGTATTCTTCATAATAAAACTGATGGTGGTGATGGTGCTTCTGGTTATGTTTTTAGTGAAGAAACCAGAAAAAAAATGAGAGAAAGAACCCCTTCAGAAGAAACTAGAAAAAAAATGAGTGAAGCAAGGAAAGGGGAAAAAAATCATAACTATGGTAAAATTCATTCGGAAGAAACCAGAAGAAAAATAAGTGAGTCACAAATTGGTAAAACTCTCTCAAAAGAGCATATAGATAAAATAATTGAAGGTCTTAAAGGTAGACCTGTTTCAGAAGAAACCAGAAGAAAAATGAGTGAAGCATTAATAGGTAATACTCGTGCGTTGGGTAAATCGGTTTCAGAAGAAACTAGAAGAAAAATAAGTGAATATCATAAAAATAAATATGTATCAGAAGAAACTAGAAGAAAAATAGGATCCGCAAGTAAAGGTAGAATTAAAGGTAGAAAGTGGTGGAATGATGGTTGCGGAAATTGTAAAAGGATGGTAGAATGTCCCGGTGATGGTTGGAGACTTGGAAGAAAATGATTGACTGGGACGCAAGATTTCAAGCACTTTCCGACTCTGAGAAGGATAAGATTGCTCTTTTAAGATTAGTGGAGTGCAGTAACGGTATAATACAACATAAGTTTCGTGATGAGGATGAGGATGCCTTATCAGTAGAAGAAACCAGAAATGCTATGAAGTTTTCTATGAGTGCGATGAAAACTATGGAAATCCCTTTGGGTGAAGAAGTGATTACATTTGCCCCCGAAACCGCAGAACTTTTTACTGAAATGAGACGATTGTATATCTCTGGTGCGAAACAGAATAATCAGGCAGATTATGATGAGTTTCTCAAAGGTTCTAAAGCAAATCTACTTGCGGTAGGTAGAGAACGCATCTTGGAAGCAAGACGACTTGCGTTTAATCATATTGACGAACTACCACCTCATACATTAGAATGGGGACTTGCGTATATCTTTAGTTTTGCCGAATGGATTCCTTATGACTGAACCACAAGAAATTATCAGGGATGACCTTATAAAAGAACTCAAAGAACAACATAACGAACAGATGAATGCGGTTCTACTTCATCCAGAGGTTTATAAGTATCTCACCAGAAAATCACATAAGAAAATCAAACGCAGATTGTATTATGATGTTTATTATTGGACTAAAACCGATAGAGTATCAAAATACTTTGAGAGTGCGAAGAAAGCAAAGAACTATGTAAATTATATTCATAACTCCAACTTGATGGAAGACGGTGGATATGTTAGAATGGAGAAAACCTTTTGCTACCGAGAACATTCTCCAAGGCATAAATGGTTCTACATTTCAGAAAAACCTGATACTTTTATTTGTGCTGAAAAATACTGAGGACTTATGAGAACTCTAACTAACATTCCACATAAGTTTGACCTAAAAGGATTGTGTGTTGATGATGCCTTTTTGGGATGTAAAAACTGCTGGTGGAGGGCAGAAAAAGGAGAAGTTATGAAACCTATTTGCCCTGAATGTGGAGAACAACTTTATGCTTATTATGTGAGAAAGGAGGATTTATGAAAAAGTTTCTTGAAGGGTTCGTCTCATTTGAGGTTGCTATTTACTTCCGTCTGGACTATAATGATAATATAGACCGTTGTGCCTTCTTTGAGGAAATCAACTCTGGGTGGAGAGAAATGTATTTGGAGGATTATTAGAAATGGGAATTGATGCTGTAATGTTTGTTCGTTATGTTGGAGACCCACCAACACAAAAACAACTTGATAACTGGAATAAAGATTTGGATTATAAAATTGAAATTCGTAGTTTTGGTATAGAAAAGTCTCCAATTTCTATTAAAAACGATGAATTATGGGATGACTGTTATTATAATAAGGAGTTAATTGAAACAAATGATGGGTATACAGTTTTAGATATAAATGTATCCGCCAGATATTTCTCTAAAAGTTATCCCAGAGGAAATATTCTTTATTTGTGTTCTGTAGCAGAATGGATTGAATACAATTTTAAAGATTTTTCTTTTGAAATTTTATATGGAGGTGATAGTAATTATAATTATATTCTCTTTGATGAAGAATGTAGAAAGGAATTGAAAAACTATTTTTATAGTTATGAGGACTTATGACTAAACTAACCTACGAAGAATGGAGTGAAAAAAATCCTATTGATTGGGATAAAATTAAAGATAATGAAGATTGTTTAGTTACCAAAGACCTTGTAGAAATGGTTCATCATTGGGATTATCAAAGGTATTGTAAAGAAAATGACTAAAATTGAAATAGGTTCTAAATGGAAACATAAGAACTCTAATGATGTTTATGTTGTAAAAGAACAATATTCTCATAGAGTAGTATTGGAACACGAACCTACTGGTAAAACTATCAAACTTACCATAGGACATTTTAATCCACAAGGTTTTGATGAGTATAGACCATTATGACTAACCCACTCTTACAAAAATACGAAGAACTCTACGGAAAGAAAGAAGAACCAAAGAAAGAAATTGGATTTGAACTTCCAGAAGGTTTCATAGAACAAGCAGAAAACCTAAATCCACCCTATCCAAAACTCACAACTTTTGACCGTGATGACTTGAAAGTATCTTTTCAACAAGTCGCAGATAAAATCCAACAAGGAAAAGCACAGGTTGCGAGTATGAATATGGAGATTGATAGTATGAGTATTATGCGTAATAAAATTATCTTTGAGGTTCGTGTTTATGAATGATAAAGATAAAGACATTATAAGATTAGCAAGACACTGGGGAGCAACAGAAACCTACACCAGAATGATTTTTGAAACAATCCTTGAAGAACAGAGGACACTTGAAGAACTGGCACAAGGGCACCCACAAGACCCACCAGATGCCTTATAATAGTCTCATACACACAACGGAGATTTTTTTATTATGGGTCTTGATATGTATCTCTATGCCGAAAAGAGATTTGGTTTTTGTAGTTGGGATAAAGAAGGAAAGGATAATGAAAAGTTTGATAAACTTGTAGAGTTTGCAGAACTGAGTGATGTTGTGGATAAACAAATTGGGTCTGTTTCCGCATATGTCAAAGTTGAAGTTGGGTATTGGCGAAAGGTAAATGCCATTCACGAATACTTTGTGGGTAACTGTGCTAATGGTGTAGATGAATGTCAAGAGATTAAAGTTTATCGGGAAACTTTGGTTGCTCTGAAAGATATTTGTGGTCAACTGAGTTTGACTAAAGATGTAGAACAAGCAAAAAAACTTCTTTCCCCTAAAGGTGGTTTCTTCTTCGGAAGCACTGAGATTGATGAATACTACTTTGATAAGATTGAATACACTTATGAACTTCTGACTAAGATTCTGGAAAATACACCAGAAGATTATGACTTCATCTATCGAGCATCCTGGTAGACACTTGAAGAACCGGCACAGACACCCCTCCACAGGGGCACCAGATGCCTTATAATACACTCATACACACAAAGGAACTCTCTTATGACTATTGAACTAACCACTCAAATCCGCATTCAACAGCACGAAGGTTATTGGTATACTGTAGAGGATACTCACCTTGATGTGGGATGCGATGGATGTACCATTTCTATTTGGGGAGATGGTGAACGAGACCATCATATTTGTATGGATAAGGAAGAAGCACTTCCGTTGCTGATGCCATCTACAAACTCTTCAAGGAGAACTGAAATGACTGAAAAAATAAAATTCACACAAGTATCCAGAGTAATCTGTCCTCGCACAGGTATTCATTATCTTGATGCCATAGATACTCAAGGTTTCCACTGGACGGCACAACAAGAAACTGGAAGAGAAAATTGGATTACATACAAAGAAACTTGGAAAAAAGACCCACAACAACCATTAGACTTATGAATAACGACCGAATTGTAAAGTGGAAGTGCCCTGAATGCGGAAACTATCATAAATGGATTTGGAGCACTTATGATATATTCGCAGGAGAAATTACGATGACCTGTGATAATCCAGAGTGTGGAATAACATCTAAAATGTATATGATTGTTGAAAAGGGTGGAAACGCAACTGCTTTTGTTTCAGCATTTAATGGTAATGTGGATAATAGTCAAGTGGAAGAAAAACTACGGAGGGCAACAGAAAAAGTGATGAACTCTCAAACAGAAGTAGATATCTCACGGGTTCTCATCGAAGGAGACACGGCAACCATTATGGGTGTGAAGTATAAGAGAGTGGAACCACCAAAATCACCAGTAGAAGAGGCATATAAAAGGTGGATGGGTGAGTATCCTTCAACTACTTCAAGTGTTGATAATACTGATGATATAAGGTGGAGAGCATTCCAAATGGGATATAATGCCTCACAAGAACCCAAAAAAGAACAAAAATGGGATGTTGTTCGTGAGAGTGTGAAATGGCATAGGGAGCATCCTGATGAGAGTGTGGAAGATTACCTAACTCCACAAACACCAGAGCAAGTTGATGCTGGACTTCGTAATGCTATGAGGCAAGCAAAGAAAGATGGAGTGTTTGATGAACCCACAAAACCCGTGAATGAGGTTCTGGATAGGTTGGAGAATAAGTATGAGAATGATGATGTTGTAAATAGGATGTTGAAGAAGTGGGAGGAAAATCCGCCAGAGTTCTTGAAGTTTGAGTTGGGTAAAACTCTTGAAGCACTCATTACTCGTTGGTGGTGTGATGTATTCACGACACACGAAGATTGGGATATGGAAACTGCGATTGATGACTTGATAGACCAGATACAACTTTGGTTGCCTAAAGAACAAGATAGTTCTGGAACTCAAAGTGCTTCTGTGATTGACCTTGTAGATGGATATAATGACGCACTCACCAAAATCAAATCCAAGTTGAGGAATAAGAAATGAAACTTCACGAACGACTTACAGAATGGTATTATACTCACGATGCCGTTCAATCTGGTGATGTGATTGCGAATGAGATTGTGGATGTCGTAAAGGACTGGTTGAAAAATTATCATAAAGAAGATAATAACAAATATGATTTTGACTACTTTAGTGGGTGGTCTGATTGTATTGAGACACTTGAAAAGGATGCGAGGTAGGACACTTGAAGAACTGGCACAGACACCCCTCCACAGGGGCACCAGATGCCTTATAATACATAAGAACACAAAGGAACTCCAAATGACCGAATAAGAACTTATTGAACTCTGGGGAGATGGAAGTGCGTTTGGTCTTTCTCCTAATGATGAACTGTTTATGAACAACGCATTTCGTGAGGTTGCTATTAAGTTTGCTCTTGTAGTTGCCGATAAAGCATATGGTGCTGGGTTTGAAGAAGGTAGGTATGGATATTGATTATGAGTATTCTATCTTGGAACCACACCAGAAAGGGAACTCCTATGAAACAATCTGGGAGTTATGGTTCTCTTATGATTAGGGTGATGATGGTTAGAAGTTCTTATCCAAATCACCCTATGTTTATTGACGGAAACCCAGTATAATACACTTACAAACACAGACAACTAATGAAAATCAACGGATACGAAATCAAACCCAGTGCTGACCTTGAGGGTGCTAACCTTGAGGGTGCTAACCTTGAGGGTGCTAACTTTAGGGATGCTAACCTTAATGATGCTAACCTTATGAATGCTAACCTTATGAATGCTAAACTTTGGTGTGCTAAACTTAGGGGTGCTAACCTTGAGAGTGCTGACCTTAAGGTTGCTAACCTTGAGGGTGCTGACCTTGAGGGTGCTAACCTTCGGGGTGCTAACCTTTGGGGTGCTAAACTTAGGGATGCTAACCTTGAGGGTGCTAACCTTGAGGGTGCTAACCTTGTGAATGCTAACCTTGAGGGTGCTAACCTTTGGGGTGCTTACCTTATGGGTGCCGATGTAACAGGAACTATTCTTGAGAAGAAAGAAGATGATAAAGACCTTAAGATTAAAGAACTTGAAGAAGAACTGAAGAAATATAAAGATACACTTAAGGCACTTTTAGACACTTGAGAAACCGGCACAAGGGCACTTGATTATGGGTGTCCTTTGTAGTATGATGCTCTCATACACACAGAAACCTTATGAAAATCAACGGATACGAAATCAAACCCAGTGCTAACCTTGAGGGTGCTAAACTTGAGGGTGCTAATCTTGAGGGTGCTGACCTTAGGGGTGCTAAACTTAGGGATGCTAACCTTGAGGGTGCTGATGTAACAGGAACTATTCTTGAGAAGAAAGACGATGATAAAGATACACTTAAGACAATTGAGACTCTTGAGGACACTTAAGGAACTGGCACAGACACCCCTCCACAGGGGCACCAGATGCCTTATAATACTCTTACAAACACAAACACATTATGACTAATCACATCATTCCCAAAATCGCATACATTCCTCTTGAATACACACTTTCCGTAGATGAGTTCGTGGGACTGTGGAACGAATTGGAAGTTGTAGGAGAACCCACACAAAAGGACTATGATGAATGGGTTCTTGATAGTGCTAAAGCATATTTTTATGATATGCGAGGTAATATTGAAGATAGTATTCGTTTGATTGAGGACAACTGAAATGACTGCCTTTACATACAAAGGATACGGACGCATCTACACCGACCGAGAGTATATTGAAGATGTAGAAAACATCATTCAAGAACTTGATGAGTTTGAGTGGGGTTATTATCCAGGAGGACTTGTAACTTCTTGGGACAGGTATCCAAATGTTGAGTATGTTGGTAAGTTTGAACTGAATGAAGAAAAGTTCAAACAAATCTGTAAGGAACGAAACATTCCCGTTTTTATCTTTGATGCTGGTATGAGTGATTATCCTTCTGGTTATTATCCCGCAAAACCTTTGAGTAAAGAAGAAATCCAACAACTTTCTTATGGAGAACTGAAATGACTGAACGACGCAATCTTGAGAAAGAACTCCAATATTTTGTCTATAATGACCCAGAATACGGGGAAGACATAGAAAACATTCACTATCCTGCTTTAATTCTTATTCTTCAAGATTTGGTAGAAAGAGTGGAACAACTGGAACAACGATTAGATAAACAAGAAGAGTATCAACAGGAGCAGAATGAAAATGATTAACTTACTCAACAAATTACTTGCCCGATTTGGGTTTCGGTTAGTTTCCAAAGAAGAACCTCATAAAGAAGAACGATGTTTCTTGGATGATATTTCATCTCCAGAGTTTATTCAAAAACATCCAGAGTTTTTAGATAGGTATGTAGAAGGACAAAAGAACAAATCTCTTTATGTTGGAGACATCAACTACCTTGAAGATAAGAATGGAAAAACTTATTATCAAGACCTTCGTAGCAAAAACTATTACTGTGATTATGATGTTAAAAATCCATCTAAAGAAGTATTGGGTCTTATGATTGATGAAACTACATTTACACCAGAACAACTTCAGGAGAAACTGAATGAAAGTTGAAATCCTATATCATCCGGGAGACGGCAACTACACTTGGGAATTATATACTGGACCAGATGGAATTAATGAGTATAATGGTCTCGCATCCTCGTTGGGGGAATGTTTTGAAGAAATTATCAAACACGAAATCTGGAATGGTATGGATTATTGTGGTGAAAAATTATGAGTACAAGAAGTAGAGCGGAAATGATTGTGGATAAGTTTTATTCTACCTTCGCAAATAAGAGAGTAGATTTTGTGGTTCAAGACCTCAATAATAATGCTATTGCGAATGCTCTTCGTGAGGCAGTAGAAGGTCTCAACATAGAACCGAACCCTTATAGGGAATTTTCTATTGAAAAGCATCATTTCATTAAAGGACAATTATGGGTAAAAGATGCTATAATTCATCTTGCCGAGGAACTGGAGAAGATGAGTAATGACTGACGAACAAATCTGCGAAATGGTTAATAGGCATCGGGTTCTTATTCGTAATGAGATGAAAATATTAATTCATAGAATAAACCACGAACCTAATGCTGAAGTTCTCCAAGAAGCATTTAATAATAAAGAATGGATTGAATTTGCCAAATGGTTCAAAGAAATGAGAGATGAATGAAGAACTTTATATTCTTTATATTAAACTTCGTGGTGGATATTGGAGAGTTAAGGAGGCATTTTCTATTTGGGGATTTTTGATGACCCATAGTTTGGAAAGATTAAATGAGAGATGTCACGGGTTAAATTGTTTTGATGAGTTTTATGCTACAATTAATGGTGGTTGGAAATGACTGAAGAATACGGGAATATCCCAGATGCCTTTCATCTTTCTCAAAGTGAAATCCAAGAACTCCGCAAACAAAAACACGAAATTACTGAATATGCCAAAGAGAAGTTGAGGAAACTTATGAACCACGAAGAAATGATTGAAGAAGCAGCACGAAGAGAGAGAAGTAATCGTGTTCTTCAACGGTATAATGACTTTTATAATCTTGAATGTTCTGGACTTTCACACGGAACTCCTATCACACCAGAGTTTCAACAGGCAATGACCTTAGAGTGTGTGTTGGACACCCTGAGATGTGAGAACCTCAATCACGAGTTTGATATGGTTTCAACTGCTGATATTAATGATTTGATTGAGGCACTTTATCAACAAGGTAAAGACTATCTCCAAAGAGTAAAAGAATTCAAAGATAGTGCGGAGGGTGTAGCATAATGTTATCACCCGCACATAGAATTGTAGAAACCACTTTAGAATATACTCTTCGTCCAAAAGGAAATGATAGAGAGAAAGTAATTGCTGCTGCTCTGCAATTTGTAATTGAAGAGTTTGGGTATTATAATGTAATAGATGTAGAGGATATTAGAAACCTGATTGATGAACTGAAATCAACTGTGACGATTGAAGAACCGGCACAAGGGCACCCACAAGACCCTCCAGATGCCCTATAATACACTCATACATACAAACACATTATGTCTCTTGATTTCTACCTTGAAATGGAACTGGATACGGGTGGAAAAGAACCTCATAAGGTTGAGTTGTTTTCTTCTAATATCACTCACAACCTGAATACGATGGCAGAAGAAGCAGGCATCTATAAGTGTCTGTGGCATCCTGATGACCTTTATGAAAATCCAACTGCCGACAAACTTATTCCACATCTTGAGGCAGGACTTCTAAAACTCAAATCTCATCCAGAGCATTATAAGCAGTTTGATGCTTCTAATGGTTGGGGAACTTACGAACACTTTGTTCCTTTTGTGGAGAAAGTCTTGATTGCCTGTAAAAAACATCCAAAGGCAAGTGTAATAACTTGGACTTGAGGACACTTCTCAAACCGGCACAGACACCACTCCACAGGGGCACCAGATGCCTTATAATAGTCTCATAAGCAACCCAACCGATGAAACTCTTTAAATTTTTTCAACGCAACAAATATGTTTATCCTGACTATCAGTATCAACATTATCAGTTTCTTATCATCAAAAGCAAAACCTTGCTTCACCTGATGTATGAAGATGAAAAACCGTGTCCTTATACTGGTATTCGTATTCTCACTTCATTCTTAGCACCAGACCATTTGTTTGGTATGTCTGTTGAGTTCAAAGGATACTCTTGGAGTTTCTACTTGTTTTCTAACTACTGGGAGGATTGAGATGACCGTTGCCGAATGGATTGAGAAACTGAAAACGTTTCCGCAAGACCAAGAAGTGAGGATTACTGATGGACACAGGTATAATTTTTATGAGGGTGATTTTGCCTTCCAACTCTTTGAGGATATTGATGGTTCTACCTTTGTAGATATTGGTATTGGTGGATTTGATGAGGGTGATGATGACTGATACTGAAAAACTTACACTTCTTCTCAAGGTTCTCAAAGATTACGCAGAGATGAAGCACTGTTATGACGATAATGAGTATTATCACGCAGATTTTCCAGACTACCCTCCAGAAATGATTTTTGATGATGGTATTGATTATGGTGAAATTCATCTTGCCCGCACACTTTTAGAACAAATCGGTGAAAAGTTTGAGTATCCTTGTATGAGTGAAGAAGAATGACTACTGATAGAGCACAAAAAATCTGGGAGGCATTTTGTGGAGAACTTACGCAAGAACCCACAGATGATATGCGAGAGGCACTTGCGACTTCTTTGCGTGAGGTAATCAATCAACTCCAACAATGTTCTACTACACATCCTGCCTTCATTTCCTGTCCTGACCTTCTTGAACTTGCTGATGAACTTGAGGTATTAAATGACCGAAAACTACCCTGATTATATGTTTGAGGAAGCAGCACGAAGAGAACTCGCAAACAAAACCTTTCCCGAAATGACCGAACAACAAAAAGAAACAGCAGAGTATCTCATTCAACAGTTTCTGTATTGGGCACAGAATAACGAAATGATAGACACAGAATACCTACAACACGGTAAAGATTTGCTTACTGCCGTCTCTTTATTTGAGGAACTGAAAAATCTTTATGAATGACTTATAAATAAGGTGTCTGTTGAAATCGCAATCTCTACGGACAGATTAGGTGCTTTCGGGCACCTTTTCTATTATAAACTCTTATAAATAGTAATGCGATTTCAACAAGATTACTATGACTTACCATAGTCCAAGAATTTACATATACAAGATTACCTTTGAGGAAGTTCCATATTACTATTATGGAGTTCATAAAGAGAAAAAGTTTGGAGAATACTATATGGGTTCTCCATATACTCATAAGTGGGTTTGGGACTTTTATACTCCAAAAAAGCAAATATTAGAATTGTTTTCTTTTACTGATGAAGGTTGGTTAGAAGCACAAGGAGTTGAGAAAAGATTAATTAAACCAGTATTTAATACCGATAAATGGTGTCTAAATGAAAATTGTGGTGGTATATTTTCTTTAGAATTGTGTAGAAAAAATGGTAAATTTGTGGGGGATACATATGGGAAAATAAATGGAAAAATTGTTGGAGCAAAACTTTATGAACTTGGTATAGGGATACATTCACTAACTCTAGAAGATCGAATGAAATTTGGAAAAAAAGGTGGAACAAAAACTTATGAACTTGGTGTAGGTGCTTTTGGAATAACTCCAGAAGAAAGAAAGAAAATAAATGAAAAAATGTATGAATTGAAAATTGGCGCTTACGGAAGAACTAAAGAACAAATGATTGAGGATGGAAGAAAGGGGGGTAATATATCAGCAAAGAAAAACTATGAAAATGGTATAGGTTTCGCTTCTATATCTAAAGAACAAAGAAAGGAAATAGTAGCAAAAACAAATTCACAAAAATGGATGTGTCTTGAAACTGGTTATATTACAACTTCTGGTCCACTAACGAAATATCAAAGAGCAAGAGGTATAGACACTTCTAAAAGAAAAAGAATATCATAAGGACACTTGACGAACTGGCACATAGGAACTTGAACTTAATGCCCGAATGCTCTATAATAAACCCATAAACACAGAGACCTGAGGAACTTAAATGACGAACTTACTCCGAAAATATAAGAACTGGACTGAAAAACAAAATAGAAAGTATTATGATGACTATACCGAATACTTCCAACCACATTTTAGGTGGAACCCTTTTGATACTAGAAATAACTGGCAACCAGAGTGGTTGAGAGAGTATATGTATGGTTTGATGGGAGTTGGTTATGCTTGGGAATGTTGGTCTTATTGGATGAGAGATAAGAAGTATTATTATGAACTACCGAATGCCTTTTGGTTGGAACTAAATGGGAATAGATAATCAACAACATAAAGAAACTAAAATGATTTCTCCGCAGGTAAAAGCTTCAATCACATTACCGTTCGCAGTATTATTGGTTGTACTCGTCGTTTATCTTCTTGCGACACATCCAATCATCTTTGGTTGGATGGTGTTTGTTCCATCTCTTTTGGGTCTTTTGGGTTGTGTTTGGTATGCTCTTTATTCTTTGTTCGGTGGTGAGAACTGATGGATAAACTACTACATAATCCCGATGAGTTCTTATTGGACGACATCAAAATGTTTCACTATGAGGTGATGGATACTAAAAGACATTTGTGGTGTGCGTTTTATATGGAAAACGGACGCATCGGGCACTTGAATATCTTTCTCAAGGACGGGAAGTTGGAGACCCGTTATGAGGAGTGGGACGCAGATAAATAACAAAAATGAGAGGATTAGAAGTTGGCGATTTCCTACAACCCATCATCAGTTACATCAGGATTAGTTCTTTGTTTAGACGCAGCAAACACAAAGTCTTATCCCGGTTCTGGAACCACTTGGACTGATTTGAGTGGTAGAGGTAATAATGGAACTCTTGTGAATGGAGTTGGGTATAATAGTGGTAATCTGGGTTCTTTAGTTTTTGATGGGACGAATGATTATATTAATTTGGGAAACATTTTAAATTATACCACAGAAAATTTTACATTTAATACATTCTTTTATCTCAATAGTTTCACAACAAGTGTAGTAGGACAAGGCCCTCAGTTGTTTTGGAAAGGTAGTTTTAACACAAATGGATACTACTGCGTTATAGGTTCTGGCGGGAATGTCCTTTTTCACACAAATCAATCTGGATCTGGCCAGTTTTCTTATACAAGTCCTGGTTTAATCGCCGTTGGAGTTTGGAACAATGTATCAGTAGTTAGAACTGGGCCATCAGTAAAGATTTACATAAACGGCGTAGACAGAACAAATGTTTCCGCAACTCATATAAACCCTACCAGTAGCACCGGAAATTTCCAACTAGGCGCCTATGACGCCGGATTTATATATTCAAACCACAGGGTTGCAACTTTCCAATCCTATTCCAGAGCACTCTCCGCAGCAGAAGTCTCACAGAACTATAATGCTCTCAAGTCCCGTTACATCTAAATACTAAAAAAAACTATAATGTACGAAAACAGACAGTTCGCAATCTTCTCAACAACAGAACTCCCACTCATAAACTTCAGTGAGGTATTAGAGGTCTTGAGTGGTGAAGAGTGGGTGGGTGTCTTGGAGGATATTTGAGATGGGATTATCACACAGTCCAAGTATTGTGATGAATGGTTTGGTCCTTTGTCTTGATGCTGCGAACTCAAAGTCTTATCCCGGTTCTGGAACCACTTGGACTGATTTGAGTGGTAATGGAAGGAATGGAACTCTTCAAAATACACCGACTTATAGTAGTGCTAATGGAGGTACTTTGGTGTTTAATGGGACTAATCAGTATGTAAATACTACATTTGCCACAACGGCAGGACAGGCAGTAACCTATGCCGGTTGGGTATATTCCACAGAAACAACAGCAACTTATAAAAACTTTATTGATACTAGAACTCAAAGACCTATGATATGGTGGAATACCAGCGGTAGAATAGAATTTGATGCTAATGATTTTACAACTACACCAGTGTATAGAAACCAGTGGGTGTATGTTGTTCTTTCCAAACCTTCTGGTTCTTCTTCTCCATCATACTATGTGAATGGATTTCTTGTTGGAACCGGAAGTGTATATTCCACACCGGCATTAACACCAACTTGGTTGAATAGAGAAACAGCATCTGGTTCTTGGAAAGGAAATTGTTCTATTATTCAGGCATACAACAGAGCACTCACCGCAGCAGAAATACAAAAAAACTACCTCGCAACAAAATCCAGATACTTCTAATAAATATCTAAAAAGACCTCAAAATGTACGAACAACGCAATTTCGCAATCTTCTCAATCACCGAGTTAGACCAAATTGATTTCACAGAAGTCCTGGAAACTTCCGCAGATACTGTAAGACTTTCCACATCAGGAGATTTGACTTTTGTAAAATGGGACGGAGAAACTCCACCACCATCAGTACAAGCACTCACAACACTTGAAGGTCCTTATACTTATGAAGAAATATTAGAGATTTTGAGTGGTGAGGAATGGACTTCACCGATGACTTATGAGGGTATGGTGTAATGGGTGCTTATGCCGGTCCTGATATTGTGGAGAGTGGGTTAGTATTAGCACTTGACGCCGGGAACACAAAGTCTTATCCTGGTTCTGGAACCACCTGGACTGATTTGAGTGGTCGTGGGAATACTGGGACTTTGGTAAATACTCCAACATATAATACAAGTGGTTATTTTGATTTTGATTATACACAATCTGAAAATGTTACTTTCTCAAATACATCATCTTTACAGTTTTTAAATAGATTACCATATACATTAGAAGCGTGGGTGTATCCAACAAGAAATCCAGGAGCAAATAACTGGACTGGAATATTTGATAGAGAAAGTGATGCTGGTAGTGGAAGAGATGGGTATAATATGTATTTTTTGGGCAGTGCTGGAACGGATACTTATTTCTTTACAGAAAGATTTACCTCTGGAAGTTATAATGCAGTACCAGTAACTTTAAATCAATCAGTATCAGTAAATAATTGGCATCATGTAGTTGGAACTTATAATGGAACAACATTATCTTTGTATAGAAATGGAAGTCTAGTTGGAACACCTGCAACAACTACTGGAAATATTACAAATACATCAAAAACTCTTACAGTTGGTGTTCGTGGAGGTCAATATTATGGAGGAAGAATATCAAATGCAAAAATATACAACAGAGCACTCTCCGCAACAGAAATACAACAGAACTTTAATGCGACACGCTCCAGATACGGTCTCTAACCACTTTCACAACTGTCACAAGGAACACACCATAATTCTCAAAAATCTGGTATAATACTCTTATACACAAGGAATTGGATGAAATTCATAAAATGGGTTGAGAATGCCTATTGGTCTTGGAGAAATTGTATTGACTTTCGCTTTGTTAATTATAATGACCGCATAGATTATCTTGCCTTCTGGGAAGAGTTAAACACGGGTTATTATCAAATGGAAGATGAATACAAAATGTCCCAACCAAACTTTGACCCTCATAATCTTTCTGGTAGAGGACCGTATTACACTTATATGATGAGAAGAAAATGATTTCGCCTCTCAAAAAGGAAATCACGGATCATGCCATATCTGTTGCGATGGCATCTAATGCTCGTCAAAGAATGTCCGCAATTCTTTTGAATAAGAGAAACCGGATTATTTCTACTGGTACTAATTCTTATGAGATTACACATACAAGACAATTTTATGCCGCTGTGATGGCATCTAAAAAGTATAAGGATCCCAAGTTGGCACTCAAGACATTTCTTCATGCCGAATTAAATTGTATTATTAGGGCAAGAAAATCAGGGCATAAGTTAGTCATTTGTAGAGTGGGAGGTCATAGTGGTAAAGAATTAAGAAATAGTTTTTGTTGCCCTATTTGTTACTTGTATATAAGAACCAACTGCCCTACAATTAAAGAAATTCATTGGAGTACCAGCGATCAGGAGTTTCTTTATACAAAACTTGATTATGATTAAATAGTAGGGAAGAACAACACTTATTGTCTCAAATGTCTTACGAGGAGTTTCTTAATTTACCTGTAAATCACATTACACAATTCGCACAGAACATCAGGTTCAAGAGAGAGAATGATATTCCCTTTTCAGAAGAGGAACTCACTCTTGAGAGGCACTTTGTCCGTTATACCAAGGGAGTTAGACTACAGGAAGACATCGCCAGACTCGAATACTTTTATAGTCTTAAGGATCATATCAGATGAAAACATTCTCACAGTTTATTACAGAAGCAGAACAAAGATTAAAACTGGTAAGACTTAAGCACGGAACATCTTCTGATGCTGCCAAGGAAATTAAAAAGTCCGGATTTAAGGGAGATGAGGTTCATACATCCACTAATACGAATACTGCTCGTGGATTTGGTAAGAGATATGATGAGAAACCTTCTGTGGTTACGATGTTGGTTCCAAAGAAGAAGATTAAAGAAAAACCAGAAAAGAATGCAGATGCCGTAAAGACACAGGGGCAAAGAGGTACTGATGCCTGGGGAAGAAAGCACTATTCTGTTGCTCTTAAACCGGAGTATGCTTCAAAGAAAATTGTAAAACAATCCGGAACAATACAGAAACCAAAAGTACCAAAGAGATTTAGATAGTATTACATCACCTTTCTTAAACCATAACGTATAATGTATTCATCCAGAGAACTATTAATCATCTGGTGAGTAAAGTCAAGAGAGTTACCGGTTTTTAATCCTTTCTTTTGACAGGCAATATGTACCTGTTGTATGCGATCTAAAATGTCTTTGTTGAGAATGAAGTTGAGTGCCTCCTGCTTCTCATCTTTACGAATTACCCATTCAAGATTATCGATGTGATTGTTATAAATGTTTCCGTCCTTATGTCTTACATATTGACTTTGATTGTGTGTGGGAAGGAACGCTAGTGCCACCACTTTGTGAATGTATAAGGTCTTTTGTATCTTGTCATCATTCGTTGCTTTGACGACAAGATAGTTCTCATTTAGGACTGGTTTGCGTTTTTTGGGCCAGCGATAGTTGAGTGTCCAGATGGTGCCGGTTATATCCACGGCATATTTACTGTAGTTTTCTAGACCCTTGACTGTTGCCAGATTTATGTGCCTTGTGGGTATCATAATGCTCGAAAAAACCCCCGAAAATATTTAGGGGTATTTTAATTGGTATTTTTATGTGCTTTTTGAGACATATTGTGAATGTGCCTGTGGAAAACCTGTGGAAAACTATTGGTTATGCTTTTATACGCATAAAGTCTTTATGAGTATAAGAATAGTATAAAGTCTTATAAGTTATGCTTGTAGACGCATAAAGTCTTATAAGAAGGTCTCGAAGTCTTATAAGAAGGTCTCGAAGTCTTATAAGAAGGTGTCGAAGTCTTATAAGAAGGTGTCGAAGTCTTATAAGAAGGTGTCTGGGTCTTATAAGAAGGTGTCTGGGTCTTATAAGAAGGTGTCTGGGTCTTGTGAGTTAAGCCGACATTCTACCACAAGAACGCGAAAAAGTCAAGAGGACCGCCATAAAACTTCACAGTCTCGCATAAAATCTCGACGAGAACTGGCGAGAATACACATAAGTCTCATATAATCTCGACGAGAATACATCATACATCTCGACGAGACATAATCATATCATCATATAATCTCGACGAGATATACACGAGTATCATAATTAGCATAAATCTCGTCGAGACATAATCATATCATATATTACAATCACTTATAAATCTCGACACGAGTATCATAAGTCTCGACGAGATACACATAAGTATATCATATCATTCGAGAACATATATACAGGTGTGTATCTCGACACGAGCTTGCGTATCATCGAGATACATGCTATAATACATATACATTCTGGAACACCTTATGTACGACGACTACGACTTCGACTATACATATACGACAGAATACGGCGAGATCGAAGAAGAACTCGACGAAGATTATGCGCGGGACACACACGATTATCAGGATATGGCATATAGGCATTACGCATGATGATAGTATAACATAACGTTATACCCCTGTCAAGTATGATTGTGCCAGTTCTTAAAGTGGCACAGAGACCCTTGTGGCATTCTGTCGCAGGGGTTATATTACATATGTTCGACACCAACTCACCGATTATGACTACCATCTCCCTGACTTCCGGTGAAGTTCTAGACATTATCTCCGCTCTTTGTGATAAGGAACAGGCACTTTATGATTCCGATAATCTACATCTGGCAGCATATTACCTTCACATCATACAGCAGTTCGAGAATGTCTCACATCGATTAGAAGAACTCCCCGGTGAAGAAAGAGTAGCGAACCTGGTGATGGCACTGTGACAATCTAGAAACTGGCACACAGGGTCTTGTGTTCTCATGAGATTCCTGATATATTACATTTGTTCCTGAGACATCCACCATGCTTGACTCCATTCTCGGTTGTAAGGTTGCGAATGAAGATGGTGAAGTCTTCATCGTGTCTTGCTACAAAATGCTGGCAAATTCACCGATGTGGGTTTATATTGGACTTCGTTCTGAGTCTGATGTGCTCTATTATGTCTCACTGGAACGTTATGATGAGATGATTCAACTGGGGTGACAATCTAGAAACTGGCACACAGGGGGTTCCCAAGGACCCCCAACCCTGTTATTCTACATTCGTACTCAACCAACCGGACCATGACTACCAGAACTACCTATCGAGTAATTGGTTTCGGCACCAACGAACACGGATTCTTTAATGAATTCGCACACTGTGGCACAATTGGTTATGCCTGTGGATTCTATAATGGACATCTTCAGGATCCAGAAATGGATGGTGTTGTACTCATCCGCGTCAATCATGAGGACTGGGAAGTAATTCAAGAGTTCGGCACAATTCCTTACTCTGTAGTGTGTGGTCCGGGAGCATCCTTTAAGGTAGAAAGGGCAGTTGATATGGTACTGGTTTAATCAAGCACTCTACAGAAGCACACAGGCACCTATTATGACACAACAAGATTCGGTTATAAAATCACTCAAACTTCTGCGTGATGGTTTTAAAGATGATATGGCATCCTTCATATATCAGGATGATCGAACGACAGAACTTTTGATGGAATTGATTAGTGATTATGTCGCAGAGAATATTCCTTTGTATGATGCCGATAATCGTATGGATCTATCGATGATGTTGATGGAAACTATTCGTATTAGTGCCCGGTAGGGTCCAGTTGCGAAAGTGGCACAACACTCCTAGACTTCCTGCTCCAACCCTGTTATTCTACATTCGTACTCAAGCAATTCACCCCATGACTACCACGATGACTACTAACTACAAAGAAGTTCTTCAACCCCAAACCGTTGAGTTCATCGAAGAAAACTGTATCGAAGGTGAGTATGACCTAGATGATGCTCTAAATTTTATTGATAATCACGGTGAGACTGACTTCGTTCTATTCTATGATGATTACATTAGTGCCGGTGAGAAAATCGGTTATGATGTAGTTGATGCCTTTATCGACTATCATGGGGTTTCTTATGCCGAACATACTGAAGATGCCTACTATGGTGCCTATGATTCCGGTGCTGACTTTGCGGAAGAGTATTACAATAATATCGGTGATGTTCCTTCCTTTCTTGTAGTAGATTGGGAAGCAACTTGGGAGCAGAATCTGTCATATGAATTTTACTTCGTGGGTGGTTATGTATTCAGTTCTTCGTTCTAACTGAATCAAATCTCGACGAGATGTGCGTATAATCTCGACGAGACATAACACATCATACATCTCGTCGAGATACACATCATAACATAATCATTACATCGAGGAATAGGTTTGCCTCGTCTTATTAGAAAAGTTACCTAGAACGATAGATGCTTATATCATAAACATGTGTGGGTAGAGGGTAGTATAAGACAGGGAGTGGTGTCCCTGTCTTTTTTTTATACTCCGCTTCGCGTCTTAAAGATATCTTACAACCCCATCTCCAAAGGGAACAAACCTATTCTACTCATAAGATTACATCTTGTCAAGTATATGTTAAGATATTGAAACATATAAATAAAAACAAGATTTCATATAATTCTTATAGAGCAGCACTTGAACTCTTGCTACGGCATAAAGAGGTAACAATCTGACAAAGATTATAAGAACTCGAATGGTCCAAATCTTATATTATACCCGAGGGAGTTAGAACGCGGTCTCCGGCGAAATAAAATCGTTAGGCATAACACACCTAGAAATCCAACCAACTGTGAACAAATGAAGAGAAACGAATAGAATAAAAAAGCGGGATGATTCCTGATTAGACTCTTGTTTGCTTACAAGAATCAATCACATAGGAGTCATATTTTGGTGTTTGGATATAATCAAAGGACAATTCTCGAACTGGCACAATACCTCTTGCGAAATCCCTCAATCCCTGACATACTACATTCGTGATCGAGAAAACTCTCATTATGAAACTCTTCGCTTCGAAGTTCTACCAAACCCTGATTTTAAATGTTGCTACTATCTCCGCAATCGTTGTTGGTATTATACAATTTGCTGTGCGTTCTTACCAAGAAAACAACGGCACAGAAAGAATTCGTAAAATGATACAAATTGTACTTAAGTTTATTGATAGGATTGTGGGCGATCTTCAGTATCAATTGAATACCGGTGTGCCAGTTGAGAAAGTGGCACAAGACCCCTAGACTTTGGCACCAATCCGTTCTACATTACATTCGTACCTGAAACACCCCGACCATGTTTGATGAACTCTGGAGTGAAATCGCTGATGCTCCCGGCGAGATCTTTGACCTTCCCGAACTTCGTGATCTTGAAGAAGGGAAGTTCGATGTAAACGAATACCTGAACTCTAACATCGATTATTGATGAAACCCATTAAAATCTTCGGCATCATTCATTATTTTATTCCTAACAAAACTTACCTCAAATGACACCCGACGCTCTTAACTTTACCGGTGACGCTGTAACCTACCTCGGTTTGGTTGGTGTCATCTCCACCGCTATTATCGTGGTTTCAGTATTTCGTTCCTACTTTAATTCTCCTCTCCGCAAATGAATCCCAAACTTGAAATGTTGAGTGCTCGTGAACAACTCATGAGCGACATTGAATGTATCGTTGAATCGTTGTTTTGGGATACTTGGGGTGATGAATACGTTAATACACAGAATGAATTGATAAAAACTCTGTGTGATTCTGTTTGTGCTAACTTTCCCTCTAATTGATGATGACAACCCTCACCCTACAAGTTACTGAAGTTCTGTTTGATTTTGATGATGAAGACTTCACTCTCGAAGAACAACAATCTGTGGTAGATTCTGTTCTTGGTAATACCTATCAGGTAGAAGTTGACAACGAAAATGATGATGAAGTTGTTGCCGATGCTTTAGTTGAAGAGGTGACAGATTATGCCGGTTGGTGTGTAGATGCTTTAGTCGAAGAGGTGACAGATGCCACCGGTTGGTGTGTAGTCTCCCTCAACTATCGTCAAGTTTCTAACTAAACAAAATGACTTCTCCATCTACCGATAAACAATCTTCTTGGATTGATGAACTTATTCGATGGGAAAACTCCCATCCAGAATATAAACCATTTAAGGAAGATAAGGATTCACAGCGTCAAGAAAACCTCAAAGAGAACTTCTAATGAAACTCAACAAAGCACAATTCGAACAGTTCGTTGATAACTATGCCAACCATATTATCGATGGGTTGGATAATGATTCTATGGAGATTATGCTCTTTGATCTACTCACCTCACAGTATAGTAACTATACTCAAGAGTTTATTGTTCGTGAGATTGAAGAACTCTATGGTGAGGAATTTGCTCAAGATTTGTTAGAATCGGCAACTGATGTGCCAGTCACATAAGTGGCACACGGGGGACTCCGATCCCCCTCCTGACCCTGTAGACTTTAAGAGTAAACCAAGCAACCCCACCGATGCGCAAAATCGAACGCCTGATGAACCAAGCGATTGCCGATTGTCAGAATTGGAAGATGGGCAACACTGAAGTTCAGTTTTTCGATGGTGTGAGTTTTGTATTCCTTCACGGCAATTGTATTGCTCAAGTAAAGGAAAACTCCGTCAGTTTGTTTGACGGTGGTTGGCAGTCCACCACAACGAAGTCCCGCCTGAACGCTATACTTCAGGCACACGGGATTAAGGGTGAATGTGTGTTCCAGCGAAACTTTAAGTGGTTCGTCCACAAGTTCGTGGGAAATGCAGGAACTTCCCCCGTATTCGTTGAGCAAGACTTTACCAGCGGAATGCTTCTGGCATAAGATTTAGAGGGCACAAGTTGCCCTCTTTTTTTATACTTTCTATTATAAATAAGCATAGGTTAGTGGCGTATTATGAAACAACTAAAAGACTTCCCAGACTATTATATAACAGAGGATGCTAAGATTATTTCCAAGCGTTGTAAAAAAGAAAAAGAATTAAAACAGAATCTTGGACCTTATGGATATCTGAGGGTGGGAATGCAGACTCCAGATGGTAGAATGGAAGTCCACAGAATCCATAGATTGATGATGCTAACCTATGGAGGAGAACCACCTAAAGGGATGAAAGATCCAACCGTAGATCATATTAATGGTGATAAAGTTGATAATAGAATTGAGAACTTACAGTGGCTATCTAATGCAGATAATGCATACAAAGCAGCAAAACATCGGATAAAAACTTATACCATACAGAGTAGAAGTGGGGAGGTTTTTGTTGTAGAAAATCTTAACAAATGGTGTGGAGAAAATAACTTAGACAGGTGCTGTTTGCTTCGAAGCTATAATAAAGGTTGGTGGCATAAAGAATATAAAATTATTAGTAAGTAGGATCAGTGGCGACCATTTGCGTCAGCAGGGCGACCTTGCCCCTCTCTCCCTTGTCCCATTATCATAATCCCCCGGAGGCACCCTGCTGCCGCTTCTGTGCCACTTTAAGAACTGGCACAAGACCCCTTGAGTTCCCCCTGATTTCGTGCCATACTACATTCATAAGCAACCCACCCTATGAAGAACCTGCACCTTGAGCATCCTGAAGATGAAGTTCTTTCTGGAAATCTTCAGGTATTAGATTGGTTCGTGAATCCTGGCACCTTGAGTGTAAAGATTGACGGTGCTCCTGCTATTGTTTGGGGAACCAATCCTGCCACGGGTAGGTTCTTCGTTGGAACCAAATCTGTATTCAACAAAGTTAAAATCAAAATCAATCATTCTCATGAAGAAATTGATCAAAACCACCAAGGTGAAGTTTCAAAAATTCTTCACGCTTGTTTTGATTGCCTACCTCATACAAACACCGTTTATCAAGGGGATTTTATTGGATTTGGTGGTGAGAATGAATACACCCCCAACACCATCACTTACCAGTTTCCTGAAGTAGTTTCCCAGCAAATTATCATCGCTCCACATACTTGCTACTTCGCAGAATCTGATCTGCGTGATGCTGTGGCAATGCCTGACCGTGCCATCTGGAATGATACCGAAACGGTGAAGTTTATCAAACCTGAATCATACATTCTACATGACCCCTGGAATAGGAGCGTGAGTGATGTTTGCTTTGATGATGTAGAGGAAGTTGTGAAGTTTGCCCGCCAAATGTCTACTGCCGTAGAGTTTGTTTCTGTAAAGGAAGCAGCAAAGATTAAGCAACAACTGAATGCCTGTATTCGTGCCGGTGATGCTATCATTGCCCAAGAGTTTGAGGATTTTGGTTGTGATCCTAACCTGATTGGATTGTGGGCACTGGTGAAGTCTATCAAAGATGATTGTTTGTTCCTTTGCCGCAATGATGGTCCTGCTGCTTATATTAACGGGAACCGTATTGATGCCGAGGGTTATGTGATGACCAATGAGTTTGGTATGTTTAAGTTGGTCAATCGTGAGGTTTTCGCTTATGCCAACTTTAATACCGGCAGGTTTCAGGTCGCATAAGCAACACTTATGGTTCAGGGGGTTGACCTTCCCCCTGTTCCCTGTCATAATAGGTTCATAAGGGAGGCAAAGGTTCTCCCTTACAATTTAACCTCAAATGATCAAACAAACTCTCACCAAGACTGTTTTAGTTAAGGTCAATGGATCCTGGAAGAAACTTCAGAAGGACACAGAAGTTCCAACCCAATATACTTCCTGGAAGTCAATTAATCTTCTGATTGATACAATCCTTGACCAATCTGTAGATGATTATGCTATTCTTCACAAACCTTTTATCCCCGTTCTAGTGTGACACTCTAGGAACTGGCACAAGGGGTCTTCCGGGACCCCTCCTGACCCTGTAGACTTTAAGAGTAAACCAAGCAACCGAGACCAAATGAAGATCGAAGTTCGCTACCAGACCCCATACAACGCCCAGGAGTGGAGGTCTCAGTGGTTCGCTACGCTGACCGAAGCGGAGAAAATGGTTGACTTTTACCGCTCCTGTGGGTCACCCTCTCACATCTGCCCGTCCTCCCTCGCCCAGTTCGCCCACCTGGCATAGTGGCACAGCAGGGGGCAGGATGCCCCCGCTGACCGTCTAAGATAAAGCATACCAAACGAACCGAGACCAATGACTCAGACCACCGCCCAGAAGATCGCTGCTGCTGCTATCGCCGAAGCCGACCGGAAGGCAGGCACCGCCGAGGAGCGCAACCTCAACACCATGATAGGCATTCTCACCCTGCCCCGTTGCGGTTGCAATGGTCATCCTGCCTGCCCCCGCTGCGGTTGGATGTGACAGTTGCCCTAGTGGCACAGCAGGGGGCAGAGATGCCCCTCTGACCCTGTAGACTTTAAGAGTAAACCAAGCAACCCCACCAAATGAAATTCAACACTCACAACCTGATTGATGCCGACCTGTTCTACTTTGGTTTCGATTCGAATGCCAAACAAACTTCCGGAGAATACCTAGGCATCAGCATCGGAAATCTCTACTTTGGACTTTATGACCTTGGCAGCGGTCTAGAGTTTGCCTGCGGCATTCTTGACGAAAACGGCGCCCTCTGAGGACAGTTGAGGGGGTGGCACACGCTGCCCCCGAATCCGCTGCCTGACCGTCTAGACTTTAAGAGTAAACCAAGCAACCCACCAAATGACCTCCACCTACCAGACCTGCCTGACCGACCAAACCTATCAGGGTTGGACTAATTATGAGACCTGGAATGTGGTCTTGTGGATTCAGAATGATGAGGAACTCTATAATCTGGTAAATGAGTTTGAGATTGCTTGTTATGAAGATTTGCTTGATGTTCTTTATGAATGTGGGTCGAAAGAAACCCGTGACGGTGTAAAGTGGACAGACCCCAAAATCAACCGCGCTGAAATTAACGGAGACGTTTTCGACTTCTAAACCTTAAGTCCTGGGGAATGACTTTAAACTTCCCCACACTTCCTTCGATTACACTTTTCTCTTTTTATTATGTCCCGCGATGTCATTCTCTCACTCCTTGACCAAGGTAACACTGGCACGGAAATTCTACAGATTCTTGATTCAATTTGCGATAGGGTTTCTGACGGTGGGGATTCTAATTCCGCTGCTAATCCTACTTTGAGTGAGGTTCAGTTCTAATATCTAACTGCCCTGTGCCAATCATTTTGGTGGCACAGCGGAGGGGTCCGCCCCTCCCCTTTGCCTCTACAATACACTCAGTTCACAAGCGACCCCGATGCTGATCTCCGAAGCGACCCTGATGCTGCAACCCTATGGGGTTGAGCGGATCGACCGTATTGCCAACCCCTACGGCACCCAGACCTGGAAGGTCAACCAGAATGGTGAGGAGTACATCTATACTGCCGACCTGGAGCGGGTGGTATGGGCGCTGACCCCCTCCGATGATTGGGAGGGGTGACAGTCGCGGGGGTGGCACACGCTGCCCTCTAGACCCGCTGCCGACCCTGTAGACTAAAGCATACCAAACGAACCGAGACCAAATGACCCGCCTTGATGTGATCTGCCCCGCCGCCCCTTGGGAGAATGATACCACCGATGCCGACCGGGCATGGGACCTCTGCCTCTCCCTGTCCGAGGAGTACGGGTACGCCCAGGTCCGCCAGAACGGCATAATTATCGGTGAGTATCGGAACGGGCAATGACCCCTAGGGGGGTGGGTTGACGCCTGCCCCCATTACCGCCTACAATACCAAAGCAACCGACACCGCCTCTCATGACCTCTGCCGAATTGACCGCTGCCATCTCCTCCGGAGAATTTAAGGTCACCCGCCTGCCGGCAAGGCGCCCTAACCCCCGCCATCTGGTGATGACCCGCGTGGGAGGCAGTCGCTCTGCAGTCGCTGGCATTCTCCCCGATGCTACCCTGATTCAGGGAACCGAGGCATGGGGCAAGCGAGGCACGAAGCAGAGTCGCCGCCGCCTCTGAGGCGCCATCCATGCTACAATTAGCAAGCAACCGACACCGCCTCTCATGACTGCCAATCTGAACCGCGCTCTCCTGACCTACACTGACCGCAACGGGCACCCTGTCACGATCATCGCTAACGATGACCGCCGGATGTCCCCCGACCAAATGCAGCAATGGGTCGATAGAATGAACCGCGCCGCCCAAAGCGGGTCGCGCTTTTACCTCGGGTGATTCCCTCCGGGGGTGGGTTGACTCCTGCCCCCATGACCCTGTAGAATTCCAAAGCAACCGACCCCCAGACCAGATGACCTACTCCCCTTCCTACTCCGACCTCGTGATGGGTGCCGCCGACGATCAGGACGGCACCCTATCTTGGGCGCTTGCCTGCTGCATCGCTGTCGGGCATTCCTGCATCGATCAGTTCTACATCGATTACGGTGTCCGCCCCTTCCGGGTCGATGCTGGTGAATTTCTGGTTTGGTTGGGGTATTGACCCTATGGGGGCGGTTTGCCCGCCCCGTTCCGTGGTATGATTCTTTCAGTTCCAAAGCAACCGACACCGCCTCTCATGTTTAACGCCGCTAGCGACATCCACACCCGCCAGACCATCTGGGTTGCCCGTAAGGTCGGGCAGCAGCAGCGTAACTCTCACACCTGCGACATTTCAGCGGACGGGTTGTCCTCCGCTGATTGGGCGGGACTTCATACCGCTTATGAGGGTTGGCAGGGTCCGGGGCATCGGTACTGGTGCAATCCGGAAGCAGAGAACCGGTCCTTCCCGGCGTGACCTTAAGGGGGGGGCAGCGATGCCTCCCCTTAGTCGTTCGTGCCAGGCAGTCTAGTCGTTCGTGCTGGAGCAGGGGGTGGGGGGGTCGTTTTAATTCTTAAGGGACCG